CTTGAATAATGTGGGCATTGCTTATCACATCATCGTTGCGGTCTTTGTTATTCATATCAGGCAATCTCGAAATGGTCGAAATCGGGGTGATGCCAATCGCCGCCCCAAGTAAGGCCAAGGTTTTTACCAATATTGCCAGCCGCCGCGTAAGCATGGTCGCCGCCGTCCGTAATGATGCGGTTTTGTTCGTCAAGTAACATAAAATCGAACGCTTTGCTTGCTGGCTCGCCGTTAATGGTAAAACAATGTTTTGATTGTGCAGAGGTGGCATTAGTAACACACGTGCCTCCTGCGGTGCGGCCTTGCGCATATAAAGCATCTTGCTCTTGTGGTGTGCGCCACGTTTGCACGATGATGGCTTTAATGCTGTGCATGGCGCAGGCATCAAGAAATTGTGTCGCTAGGGGTTGAAGCGTCGGGTGCAGGTCGTTCAGATTCTTGTCGGTCATCGGTTTCGCTCTCACGTTTGTGGAAAGGGAATTTTATCACATTGCCGCACAATTTTGAATTGTTTTTTATCATGGTTTTTTCGGCGCTTATATAACCTGAAACGAATACGCTTTTAATGTATTCCTGCGCAATCATAACGCCAATAGCAAACATAAAACCCTTTAAAATGTAATCCGCGCGCATATTAGCCCCGCTTTCCCGTCACTGTTTTTTTAATGTGGCGCGCTGTATTGTTAACGATAATTTCTTGCGTGCCCGCGTTTTTAAACATACCCAAACCAACTGTAACAAAAATAAATCCTAGTATGATAACAACGGCGCGCAAAAAATATTGACTTACAAATTCCATAAATGAACTACTAGCGCTTGATGCGGCTTGCCCTGCGCTAGTACTTAGCCCTTGGTTTGCGCTAATGGGATTGCCGCTGATAATGCCTTGCGCCACGCTATCGAGCGCGTTTAATGCGCCCCCTATACCGCCGCCTGCGCTTAATGCCCTGCTAAACGTGCTAGCGCTTAGATAGCTGCTACCAGGCACGGCGGTGCCAATGCCCGCATAATTAGGAATTGGCGGCAACGCCGCGCTAACCGTTTGCCCGCCTATGGTAACATCGGTCGTTGCCATGGGGCTAATTAGTGATGTTAAATATACTGGGCAGTGAATCAAGTACCGCGCGCATGTTTATTTTTTGTGGCGCGACGGTATGCCCTACAACGGGCGATTGCCCAGGGCGCACGCCTGCTTGCTGTGTAAAATTCGGAATTGCGCTGTAATTGGTTTTTGGCGCAATTTCCCCATTAGTGAACGGCTTGGTTTTGGGTGACAGATTCGGCCAGTTAATTGCCATTAGAATTGACCTCCCGACGAATTGCTGAATAATTGACAAATAGTGCACGTGTTACGGTCTGAAACAGAGATACCATCCTCACCGATAAAATTGACAGGTAGCGCACCACCGCTTGTGTAAGTGCTAAGGCTATAACCCGCCGCTGATGGCGTGTTGTAGCTCATATAAAAAGGCACGTTACTGCTATAGTTGTTTGGCGACGCCATGGCTTTAGGCGCGGGCGCAAGCAAAATATATGCTCCTACGCCGATAGCGAGGATTAATAATGTTTTTTCAACGTCGCTCATAATTAATTCTCTTTTATTAGGTTAGCCCACCACCAAGCGGAGCGGAGGCAAGATACGCGGCGCGCGCTTGATTTCCTACGCGGTTGCCTAAATCGAATCCGCCTACCGTATTTAACACCTGTTGTTTTGTGGCAAACGTACTTGCTTGCGTTTGAAGCTGAGCAATGTTTTGGCCTTGCGTATTAATCGCAGCATCGTTGCCGTAAATTTCATTTTGCAGAGTTTGGGCATCTGCATACGTAATATTGGTATAAGGCAACGCCGCCACACCTAAAATCGTGGCATTGTTGCTCGCGTTAATGGCCACGCTGTTATTGCTTTGCACATCGGCGACTTGCGCTTGAAGTGTCGATACCGTTTGCGACGTGGTTGCTTGAAGCGCCGCGATTTGTTCGGCCACTTGCGCCGAAAGCGCGTCACTGGTTTGTTGCGTTTGAGCCTGTAACTGAGCAACCGTGACTTGGCCCGCAATTTGCTGCGATTGCACATTTGCAGCGGCGGCAGTTTGATTCGCCGCTTGCTGCGATTGTAATTGCGCGACTTGAAGCTGTGACGCGGCTTGCACCTCGGCGGCGCTAGGACTGCTTGAATACACGGCGGTGCTACCGTCATTCGCCGCGTTTGCCGCACTGTTGCGCCGAATAATTACAAAAAGCACGATAACGCCTACAGCGAAAGCGCCCGCAATATAAGGATGCTCTTTAATCCAACCGCGCAAGTTTTCCATTATTGCCCCGCATAGTTTTGATTGTAAGGGTCAATAAGTGGTTGCGATATAATTTGCCCAGCTGCAACGCCGCCAAGCCCGCTTGTGAGCAGCGATTGCCCGTCCACATACAGTTGCGGCGTTTGCACCACGCGGTAGCTATGTTTGTTCGCGGTAGCGCGCCCAGCATAGCTAAACTCTGCAAGGCCAAGCGATTCGTACGCGTAATTTTGCGCGCCAGGCGTTGGCAAGCGTTTGCGTACCCAATGATTAATCCCGCTGAATGTTTCAGAGAACCGCCCCTTGTTTAAACGCGCGCCTTCGTTATGCATGCCAGCGGGCGACGCATTCCGGCCAGTTACATCAGGGCGATTGTACTCATCAAACATTAGTAACCGTTAATCGAAAGGTTGTTATTACTGAATCCACCGAACGATGCCACGCCGCCGCCAGTAACGGGCGACACGGCAACAGATAAATCTTGAGCGAATGCACTACCGCCCGCGCTGATAACGCCAGCCGTGTTAGCATTTTTGCTAACAAGCGTAGCGATAATAGCCACACCTACGATGGCGGTCATGATGGTGACAATGGAGGTGAATAGTTGCGATTCCATAGATTTTTCCTTTATGCTGTGAGTTGACTATATCAGAATTAAAACAGTGCTGCAACATCGGATGCAATTTGTACATCTTGCCCGATATTGCCTAAATCCAGCGATGGTACGCCGCCCGTTTGCGCGCTACTCGCGCCACCACTTTGCACACCGCCTGCTGGCAATACATTTGTACTTGAACCGCTAGATATTGCGCCATTAATTTGTGAGAAAAATCCTTTATTCGACAAAAATATCCCCACCATAATCAGCAACAAAAATGCGCGGCTAAACGGTTGCAGTGTTTTGTTATAGCCAAGCGCGCCCACCACCATAATCGCCACAAACCAATATAAAAAATTGCCTTGCCCAGTAAAATCGCCCGCCACTTGCGCGCCAAACTCTTTATAGGTGTTTTGGAATCCGGTGATAATAAGCACCATGCCAATCGTAAGCAGTGCAAAGGGCATTACAACCCCCCTAAAATACGTTGAGCGTTTGCGGCTCCCGCCGCATTCACTGCATCGCTTGTGCTAGATAACGCGTGATTAAAATTGGTGTCTAGCGGCGCAAGCGGTGACAAAGGCACAAGCGCTTGCAATCCGGCTGTTACATCGGGGGTTGCGGCGGTGTTAGCGTTACCGCCACCACCGCCGCTTGCGTCACCACCTCGGAGTAGGGATATATACGCGGGCAATTCACCCCGCGTTGTGATAAACACGATAAACGCAACTAATAGCGCGCCAAAAATGACATTGCTCTGTTGCATGACATCAAACTACACAACACCGATTTTTTGCGCCAGCATAGGGAATTTTGCGCCCGCAAGGTACGCAATCAAGATAATGACAATCATGCCTAAATGGATACTTTTCATTTTAAACTTCTCCTCGTAAATCTTTTAATACAAAAAACCATAGTACCGTTAAAACAATAATGAGGCCAACAAAAAGCGCCCAGCCTTTAATATCCATCTGTGTGCTGAATGGGTGCGATGCCCACCCTGCAATAGATGACATGACCGTGGCGCTTGCCGTGCCTACACCCGTCGTTTCGTTTTCCATAGAAAAACTCATATGTACCTCGTAAATAGGTGGCGGGTTTTTTACGCCCGCCACCCGTTTGACCTAGGGAGTCAACCCTTAGTTACCGTAGAGAGAACCCGCTTGTGTCACTTGGTTAATCAGTGCCAGCGCTTCCCAGCCTACAAGGAAAGTGGCGCTGCTGTTCGTTACAGTGAGTGGGTTAATCAAAAGCTGCATGTTACCATACTGCACGGTAGAAATCGGTTTATTGCGATGGTCGAAATAATACATGCCAGTTGGGAAGTCATCTTGAATGCGAAGGCGTGCAAACAAGCTGGCGATGTTCGGGTCGTATTTAAACACGTTGGTGTAGTTGGCACTTTGCAGCGCAAAATAGTTGATATCCGTGCCAGGGTTTAACACGCCCGCGTTATCATACACCACCGTAGTGCTTAAGAAGTCGCGGAAGTTGGCATATTGAATCGGATAGTCTTGGTTAGCAACAATCCCGCTCAGCGCAGTGTTGTTAATCAGATACGCGGTTGAAAGGTCGAGCAATGGCAGAATTGGACCATTCTTACCAATCGGAATCTGGTCAAGGTAATTTTGATACACCGTTACCACAAACGAAGGGAGCGTTGCGAGTGTAGCACCGCTCGACTGATATACGGCCAGCGTTGCATCAGCACCGCTTGCCACAAACATAGTGGGGTTAACGGTTAGCTGCAAGTTCATGGTAGCGTTTACCACGTTCGCATAAATGGAACCGCGCAGGTCGCTATCGCTATAGGCCAGCGGAATTTCAAACATGGCGTAAAGGTTGTTACCCGTCGATGGTACGGTGATTGTAGCAGGCGCAGCTTGCGTTTTTTGCATGTTGTTGCCGTAACCGAACGGCGAGTCAATAGCCGTAATGGCGCTACCGTATGGCAGGCGTGCTTTGGCCGTTGCAATCGCGGTGAGGTGCCAGCCCGAAGTGCTGATGCGCGACTGGTTAGATAAATCGGTGAGAACCACCAGCGAAAAGAAATTGCTCGCGCCAAGCTTGGTAAGGGTTTGCGTTGTTCCCGCGGCGGTTTGCACCTGCGCGTTTACTTCCACATACAGGCGTTTAATCAAGCCTACGTTGCGCAATGGGATGTTTAGTACAGTACCCGCGCCCGTGGTCACGGCGCTGGAATAAATGTTTTGCACAGAATCCACGCAATTCTGAATCAGCAGCGCGCGCGCTTGCATGTTAGCGTTACGCATATTTTGAGCATTTTGCGCGGCGGTAGGTTGAGGAGAAGCCATAGTGATTATCCTTGTTTTTGGTTAGTAATAAATTTGTCGTAATACGTGGGCAAAAGCAGGTGAAAAGCAAAAGCGGCGATTGCTACCATAAGCAACACCGTAAGCCAATTCATCGGATTCGCCATAAGCGAAAAATTAATGGGCAACTTATCCATTATCACTACCCCCGTAATTGTGCCATGCTTGCGCTGCAAGGGTCAATACCATAAAGCCCAGCGCCGCCATCAATACAATCGTAATCCAATTGGTAATGTTCCACGAGATGTAAGTGTCCATTGTTAGCCCTTCTTAACTAAAAAAAGTACGGCGCGGTTTTAGCCGCGAGTTGAATCTTTCGAGGATAGTATCACGTTTTTCCACGGGGCGCATCAAAAAAAGTGCATTGCGTTTTACATCATACCAATGGCTGTGAAACTCAGGCGCATTGCGGCTTATCGCTTGCTCGGGCGGTAAAAACTCGCCAACTTTTTTTCTATCGCCAATATGATTTAAATGAAAAACACAAAAATGGTCAGCTTCGGTAAACACGAATTTTGAAATCCACGCTGGGCGTTGCGACAAGATAATTGAGGGAATTTTTTTTGAGCGCCCTTGTGTTAGAATACCCATGAATCCAGGCGAATTTTTTGGTATCATGTAAGCTTCGTCCACAAACAAACCGATATTCTCGCGCTCCCACATACGCATGAGGGTTTTATTTATCCCGTCCTCATCATCGGGGTGAGCGTGTAAAATATAAATGCCCGCATGTTTAGGCATCTTGTCACTGGTATCGACATGCTTTGCGCCTTCAATACCGTTTAACAATTCGTCACCTTTAAAATCTATCACTATCCACGGGCGGGCGTTATAGTTTGCATGACTCAATAGCCAAGCCCCCGCTTGCGTTTTGCCGCTCCCCGTGCGCCCTACAATCGACACGCGTTCAGATGATGACGGAAAGCGAAATTCATCCATTTACATCACCGTATGTTGCGCGGCTTGGCGTTCCATTGTTTTACGCGATTTTACTAAAAAAATCCGGCTACCGTATACTGTAGCGGCGGCAATCGCAAAATTGCCCCAGTCGATAACTTTTTCAGAAGCGCCGATATTATAATGGCGCGCGACGCGCGCAGTGGCATCGCCCAGCATTTCGCTTTCTTGCTCGGTCAACGCAATTTCGGGCGTTTTTAGCGCGACTGAAAGCATGAGATGAACAGAATACAAAAGCGAATTAATGCTTTTTAAATCCACACTCGCATTTTTGGTTTGCGGGCGTTCGGGTTTTGGTTTTGCGCTTCCTTTTGGCCTTCCGCGCCCGCGCTTTCCTGTATCGGGTCGATTATCTGAATCGCCGCTTCCTCCGGCAGTGTTTGGGCTGAGCGTGGCGGGGTCAACGATTGTAATGCTTGCAGTATCGCCGCCGTCGATTCCTGCAACGTCGATTGCGTCGCCGTTAATTCCCTCTGCATCGTTTCCTGTTGCGCTGCTATCAAGTTTTGTTGCTGCCTTAGCCATTCCATTTCTCCCTGGGTTTCAAAAACTACTTTCGCCGCCTGTTGTTCGGCCATCGCCGATTGCGTATGCGCTAACGCCGCCGCTGCTTCCGCCGTTGCTACCGATACGCTAGCCGCTTGCGCGGTTTCCGTGTGTACTACCGCTTCGGCAACTGATTCCGCCGCTTCGGCTTGCATTTCTTCAGCCGCTATAACGCTTTTAATAGCCGATTCTATTTTTTCTTCACTCATACCAATACTCCCGCTTTTTGTAGCGCGATTTTAAGCGCGCTTAATTCATATTTTACTTCCTGAATTTGTAACATAATTGAGCCAGCATCGGGTTTATTATCGTTGGATTCTGGCGATACAAATTGCGGTTGCATATCTGTAAGGGGCATACCGTTTGCAATTAATTCTAATACAGAAGGCGGAGCGCCGTCGTATGCATTATTTGCCCGCGTCATGCTCGCCACCTGTTGGTTGTTCTAGCGGTTGCGTGGCGGCATACAGCACATCAATTTTGTGTTTCATATCCTGAAACTCTTTATATGCACTTGCACATTGCGCTTTCATGGTTTCAGGGTCGAACCCCATGCTTGTTAATAAAGATAAAATCATTTTTTCCATTGTAATATTCCCTAGGCAATAACTGTGTAACCGTAATTAGCAGCAAGCGCTACAAATATAACCCCAGCGCCAGCGCCATGCACTAATGATACAGGAAATTTTGTGGTGCCCGCATTGCTGTTGCTAATTATATTTAAATTTGTTTTGTCCGTCAATACAATATTTAAATACGGTTGATTTAATGTAGCAGCAATCAACCATGAAAAAATCGGCACGGTGTAAGTAGAATCCTGCCATAATAAAATAACAAACGTATTTGTAGCGTTTACCGTAAAACCAATTTGTACGTTAATCGAATTTAATGCGCATTGCGTCGCCGTAATACCAGGGGTTGCCGACCCCGTTAGATTCCCGTAAAAATTCTGCGATGTATATTGCGAAGGCGTATAAAACCCTTGGGGCTGTATCAATTCTTGACTCATGACGCGTAATTCCCCCCAGCGGCATTAATTTGCATTTGTCCTGCCACGTTATTCGTAAACCCGCCCTGTTTTACCCATACGCCATCAACATAAATCTTAATAGCGATATTAGGCGCTAGTCCAATCTGGCTCAGCGTGGTTGAAAATTGTTCGTCAACTAAAACGATATTTTGTGGAATAGCATTTACAACAGCGTTATATTGTGAGCGGATAACAGGTTGCAAAACAAAACTGTCAATAGCAATCACTTGCACTAGCATATTAGAAACTTTGCCGTCGAGCGTGTAAAACCAGCCGCCTATGTTTAACCGCGTCATAATTGCTTGGCTATTGACATTCGCGCCGCCGCTAAAAATTTGTCCGCCAAACATGCCTATGTAGCTACCAATCCCTTGGCTAGCTACAGTTTGAAAATCAAAACTTGTACTAAATCTTCCATTGTTTGGCGGGAAGCTATTTACATAACCGCCAGCGCCCACCGTGTTAATAAAATTTTGGCTGTTAAATTCTGGGATGAAAAAATTTGTCACAAACACGTTTGCCGTGTCGCCTGGATGGCCGCCCGTTGGGTTAATTGTAGAATCGTAAAGCGCGTTATTGCCAAAAATAACGTAAAACTTGGGCAACGCGGTGCCTGTCAATATCGGGATTAATGCCGTGTTACCAGCCGCAACCGTAGTTTCGTAACCGCTATCGGCAAAAAGCACCGTAACGGCGGATTTACTCGTGGTAGCATCCACGTAAATGCTGCATGCCTGGTCAAGTACCGGCACGGCTCCACTCGACAAATCCACATAGTAACATAAATTAGGATATTGCAACGAGCCGTTTTGGTACGCCACAAATTGCATCGGTACAAATTTTGAACCGCTAGGCGGCGCGCTGCATAAACGCGTAGGCGATGCTTGTAAAAGCGCTGTTTGATACGTGGCGGCTTTTGAAATAAGCGAAGGGTTAATGGCTATGGGCATATTATTGTACCTTACAAAACGCGCGCATACGCGCGTAGTCAATAACGGCGGCGTGAATAGGCGAATCGGGGGGCAGTGTATCTAGGTCGCGAGCGATGCGCTCCTGAGTAGCGGACGGCCACTCGCGCAGTGGCGGGCAACCTGTAACGGGCGTTGCTTCGCTACTCAAAAAACTACAGCTTGTGCTGATTAAGAGTATCCCGCAACTCGCTATCATCGTCGGGCGCATTCGCTACCGCCTGTTGTTGTGCCGTTTGTTTACGTGCAAGCAACCATGCGTGTAAGTGGCCTGCAAGAAATCCTGCCAAAACACGCATCGCCGCTATAATAAGCGTACTACTCATAGATTAACTCGCAGATGTATCCGAAGGCGGCACATAATCGGGATGGTCGGGATTCGTGACAGGGTTTGGCGTAGGGTCTACTGTCACAGCGCTTGGCGATGCAGCAACCGCCGCAACCGCCGCCGCCGCGCCCGCTGGCGTAATGCCTTCCGTAGTACCAATCGCTTGTGCGCCAGCGTCAGCAGCTTTCGCCGCTGCTACAGTAACGCCTGCATTGGCCGCAAGCAGCGTTAATTTTGCCGCATTCAGCACCGCGCTTGCACCACCTTCGAGCAATGTAATACCTTGCGATTCGGCTTGTTTTACAAATGCCGCTTCAATAACGCTCCAGCTCGTGCCATCGGCAAACGCGTTAAGCACATTGGCGGCCAGCCCTAACGCGACTGCACCACCATTGGCTTCAATGTACGAAATGCCAGGGGCGAGCAATGTTTCAACATCACCCTCGAACTTGTTAAGCAAACTACGCAAATAAGAAAAAATTTTATCCATAAAAACTCCCCAAGGTTAAAAGGGGGTGAGCGTTATGCCCACCCCAGTCAAGCACAGAGTTAACGAAATTATGCGTATTCGTAAAAACCCGAACCAATCACAGTAATGACGTTAGTGAGTACGCCCACGCCTGGCGCGGTAGCCGCCCAGGTGATAGTGCGTGGGTTAGATGCAAGGGCCTCGTAAGTCTGGAATGTTGCGACGCTTGAGCCGCTAGCAATTTGCAGCGATGCGGCAACCGAAATCGGTGTAGCGTTAAATACGGTTGCTGCATGGCGCTGAATATCGTTTGTGAGCGTGGTTGCAGCAAATGGCAACGTAACCTGCAAGTTGTCGGTCAGCGTAGTTTTCGTCATCGTCGAAGTAACAAGCTGGAAGCGGAAAAAAATCAAACCGCCGATAATAGTGAAACGCCCGATTTGCGTGGTGTAAGTAGCAACGGGGTTATCGGTTTGCCCCGTTAGGGTAGGTGTCCAGCTTTGAACAAGTGGGTTTGCGAAGTTGCCTGGGTTTAGAATATTGCTCATAGCATGCGCCTTTTAAAAGATTAAAACAAATTTCACCTATACGGTATCAGAATTTAAACAGTAATGCAAATGCGTTTTATGCGCCAATGAAACTGAATATATCGCCCGCCGTACCATTCACATAAATGCTAGAAAGCATCGTGCCAGGCGGCACACGTAATTGCTGGCCTACATATAAAATAGCGCCGTTGCCTGTACCGTTTACCACGTTAGTGACCGTCGAGCCGCCTACCGTACCGCCCGCCGCATTGTTACCACTTCCCGCCGTAATGTATCCGCCAGTTTGCACAATATACGAATTGACTGTTAATTGTTTTGGCGTACCCGTGACTGATATAGTCGCTTGTGCCGTAATCAGTGGGTTGCCGCTGCCAAGATTTGATGCATCGCCCAAAACAATATTGGCTACAGGGAAGTTAAGCAACGCCACGGGCACAATACCAGTGTATCCGCCTAAACTCGAAAACGTAATAGTAGGCGTATTCGGTGAAATAACGCTGATATAGGCTTGCGCGTTTGGCGGTATGACAATGCGCTGATTGCTTACACTAATGACTGCCGTAAATACGTTGGGGTTTTGGCTGTTGTCGATAAATATCGATTGCACAAATTCGAGTTTGTCCTGCTCAATTAACGGCGTAAAGTCGATAGATTGTGGATTGCCTACACTTAGGTCAATATTGAATTGTGAAAAACGCGGATTGCTGCGCGGTGTCATGCCATTATAACACTCGAATGATGCTAGCCGATTCGGCGTGATATATCCCGCATTGCTTGTCATTTTGCCCCTCTATATGTTTTCCGCATCAAGATTCTCGCGGATGGTTTCTAATTCATCGCCGAACTCGTTTTCCTCGCCGTCATACCATAACACAGGGTAAGGAAAACTACAACCCTGCAAACCCGTCATATATTCCACATTCATATTCGGACGTAAATCTATTAATTTTTCATGCGGTTTTTTAGCGATGCTAGCGCCTTGCCGTTTGTGGCTTTTACCATCAAGTCGTAACGTGCGCATAGATTCGGTAAAACGCCCCCGCATTAACCACAATGTATCCGACGTACATGCGCTGCCCATCCCTATCAAACGGTGCATAGGTATATCGAGCGTTTCTTGCCTGCGCGCCCATGCTTTTGATACAGGGTGCGGCGTGCGCATCGAATCTTTATCAAACCCCCGCGAAAAATGCGCAAACTTGTCGCCATGATGCCACCAATACACGCCCGCCATCGCAATCGTCATGCCATCCGGCTCTGGCAATTTTAACTCCCACGCACCCATTTTTTTCGTCGTGCTGCATTCTATCGGCAACGGGCGCGTAGTAAATATCCCATCCGTTGCGAATCCTATAATAGAATCGGGGTCATGCATCGCCGCATTAAAAAGTCGCGCGCGCGTCGCGCTTGTAATATATCCCGCCCACTCAAGCTGATGATACGTGGGCGCCATTTTTTTACTGCCGCCAAGTTGCTGCGCTGTTTTTCCATACAAAGAATTTAAACCCAGCTTAATAATTTTTTCGCCGCCGCCATGCCACCGCTCTGTAGGCTGTTTAACCCATCGCTGGCGAGTTTCATAATATTCGGGAATCCACGAAAAAGGTTTATGCGCGCATTTTTGCTCAAACGTCCAGAATTCTACTACCTCGACAACCCCAGGGCATTGCAATGCCGCCTCGTATTCGGGCAACCAATACCATCCCTCGCCCTGTTGCGGAAATGAAATTTGCATTTTGTCAGTGCGATAAAATAATGGATAAAAGGGTAAATCGTCGGCAAAATCGAATTTACAATGTACTAACGTAAATTTGCCTATCGCATTCGGAATACTCCCCAAACCGTGTCGCCATTTACCATGCGCCAAACAAGGTAATTCTGCCATAACGGAAGGGTAGGCGGAATTAACGTCATAATCATACACGCTGGATTTATGGCAACCCACTTTACAAATTTCGATTCGGCCACCTGCATATGCCGTCCTCGCTGCTATCATAATTTCATCGGGCATCGGGCATTTATATTGCTTCACATCATGCTTGCGCATAATCGCTGCCGCAATACTTCCCGCACCATCCCACCGCCTGCATTTTA